CTATAAAAATAACTGATAAAATTATAGTAACAAAAGCCATTAAAATTGTCAATCAATAACCTCCTTTTAATAGATTTACTAAACCTAAGATAAAGCAACCTAAACAACATAAGAACCAAACTCCATAAAGTGAACCGTCTACACTAGCCATAATTCCAAACATCGCTGACATTATCCAATAAATGATGAACATATTTATTTACCTCTTTCTTTTTATCTATGACTTAATTATAACTCAAGTCATGTTACAATTCAAGTTATCAAATATTTCTTTTTATTTACCTTACTAAAGGGTATAACTATCCACGCAAACGCAGTTTTTAACCCCCCCTCTTGAACTAATCAATATGTCAGCGCTAGTAACTCAATTAGTCCTCACATCAATTCGGCTATGATGAACACCCAAGCGGTAACTTCTTATTTAACTTTGCCTATGTTGGGGGGGTGCGTTTGAAACTTGCTTTCAGTGACATCACACAGGGCTACCGCTTTGCCTAATTCATTACTCACGCCTTATTCAGTACGGTTTTCATATACTCACTTTCTAAGGCATCAGACAAGCCTTAGACGTATTCAATTTTTATATTTATTATTATAACATACGTTTTTTTGAAAATCAAATAAAAAAATCATGGTCAAAAATAGAAGAATAACTCAACCGTGGGAATAGTAAGGAATATATTATTTTTTGGTTACAAATTATTTAATCAAATTGTAAACTATCTAAATCTTTTGTAGGTACAATAAAAGTTATAACTAAAAATGGGTATGCTATAATAATACCATAATCAATGAGGGAGGTAAAAAGCATGGCAGAAAAAAACATCTATTTGGTCAATGATGAAGTAGAGCTTAAACAAGTGTTAGAGTTTATTGACAATACTGACTATGGTATCAATATTGACAAAACACGCGATGATGTTTATGCAGTCGTGACTTCTTATAGCCTCCCTATTTAAGAGGATAGAAATGAAAAAAATTTTAGCTATTGACTTTAGCACAGCTAGTAAGAAAGACGAGGGAACAGGGTACGCCTTTAGAAAAGACGGTCAACTATATGTCGGTTCTATTAAAGCATACAACGCAAAGAAAAACGCGTGGGAACGTACCTTTGACATTGTAAACGCAATTAAAGATATCATTGATGAGTTTGATTTAAAAGATTATCATATGGCTATTGAAACACCTATCATGGGAAGAAACAGAAAGCACAGTATTACATTGGCTAATTGTAACGGTTATTTCATCGGTGCTATTGACGGTCTAGTAAATGGCTATACTTTTATTGATAACTCTAAGTGGTGCGCTTATCATTTAATTTCAGGCAAACGAGAACAACGCAAAAAAGAAAGTCTAGAACTTTTAAAGGAGACAGGTTTTGTTGATTCTGATTGCAAAGATGATAACATGGCAGACGCTTATAACATCTTGACATATTGCGAAAGTTTGGGTTAGTTGTTCCCTTATAAAAACAATAATAATAAATGGAGGTGGTAACATCAAAGTATCACAAAACGGTTTGAATTTGATTAAAGAGTTCGAGGGTTGCCGTTTGACTGCTTACAAACCAGTACCGTGGGAACAAATGTACACAATCGGTTGGGGTTATTATGGAGTGACAGCAGGAACAACATGGACGCAAGCACAAGCAGATAGTCAGCTAGAGATTGACATCAATAATAAGTATGCACCTATGGTTGACGCTTATGTAAAAGGCAAAGCAAATCAAAATGAGTTTGACGCCTTAGTTTCATTGGCTTATAATTGTGGTAATGTTTTCATTGCTGACGGTTGGGCAGAGTTCTCACACGCTTATGTCGCTTCAATGATTCCGAAGTATTGTAATGCAGGCGGTCAAGTCTTACAAGGTTTAGTACGACGCAGACAGGCAGAACTTGACTTATTTAATAAACAAATTACTGGAAATTCAAATCAAAATAATCAAACAGGAGGAATTATTAAAATGTACCTTATTAAAGGACTAGACAACAGCGGTAAAGAAAAACATTGGTTTGTTTCTGACGGTGTAAGTGTTCGCCACGTTCGGACGCCTCGAATGTTACGCAATTACAAAAACGAGTTTGGTAAACTTAACCTACCAATTGATACAATGTATATCACAGAAATTGAAGCAGAGTTTGGACGTAAATTTGACGCGAAAACAGGAGAGTTCAAATAAGGAGGAGTGAATGAGCTTATTTAATCTATCACGCAGTGCGGAAGATGTGAGCTTTTCTACTTTCACGGTCCAAGACCCAACGACTGATTTGTTATTGGGTAAACTCTTGGGCTTAGTTTCCTATTTTGACAATGTTGATTATTCCGAAGCGTCCAAACTTGAGGACTTATTCTATTGGGCTTTACAAGGTCAAGAAGTTTATCGTGTTTGGTATGGTGGTTTCAAGTATTACGCTCAAAGAGTAAATGCTGACCAGTTTAATATTTTAGTTAGAGAACCAAATCGCAGACAGGTCACTATTAGAACAAACGACTATGAAATGTTATTAAACCCTTTCTATGGTGCTAACCCTCAACGGTTTGGCGTAATGTTTGGAATGGCTAGTAATGGAATTGGTAGACGTCTTGATTCTCAAGCTCAAATCAAAATCTATTGGAAAACTAAAGTTTCTAGCGGTTTGAAAGAAGTTTGGGACAGAATTAGAGAACGTCTGACACAACAACAACAACTTGCCAGAGAGTTCAACGGTGTGTCCGTTATTGGTTCAGATGACGATATCAAACAGATTCAGCCAGATTACAGCGGTTCGCTACAAAATGACGCAAATCTTGCAATCGAGGTTGCTTTGAGTGAGTACGGTATGCCAAGAGAGTTGCTTTATGGACAAAGTAATGAAGTTACTATTATCGCTTTCGCAATTCAAAAAGTGTTACCACTATTAAAACAACACGATAAGAACATAATTTTCAATCAAGAGAATTTTGTGGCTTATATATCAACAACCGCCAAAGGAGGAAATATTGAAAGTAAAAGCAGTTCGAGGGATAGCGAACCCACTGGGGACAATTGATTCTCACGGTACGGTTATTGAGTCCATTGCTAACGCAGGGGACGGAGTAGATATCCTAAACCGCCATAGAGAAAAAATCGGTTCAGGGTTCGTACATCTTGAGGGGGACAATGTAATCTTGACAGGTTACGTTGACGAAGAACAATACACGGCTGAAAAGATTGAGGAAACAGGGCTTTCAGTTGGTTTTAATGCTAACGGTGTAAAAGCTCGTGAAATTGACGGAGTAGGTTATTACAAAGATGTTACAATTACGGAGGTGTCACTAACTCCATTACCAAGTAATAAAGGTGCTAAAGTGACAAAAGTACGAGAAGAAGAAAAAGGAGAACAAAAACAAATGGGTGCAAACGAAACACAAGAAATCATGAAGCAAGCAATCGAAGCAGGTGTAAAAGTTCGAGAACTTGAAGCTAAAGTAGAAGAACTTAACAAAGAACGTGAAGAACTCAAAAAGGAACGTGAAGCGTTGATTCCTAGCGAAAACCCTCAAGACGTAGAGCGTAAATTTATGCGTGAACTTGGGGACAAAATGGCTGAAATGCCAGAACAAGGTTTCTTGCGTGAATTTGCTAATGGTGCAGATTTGAACGTTGTAAACTCTCTAGGGTCTATCACATCTAAATATGCACGTAAGTCAGGTATCTATGACGGTGCTATGAAAGCACGCTTCCAAGGTTTGACACTTGCAGAAGACGGTGTAGATGATACTTTCTTACAAGGTACTTTCAAAGCAGGTACAGATAAAAACAAAGCTCAAACAGCGTCTAAACGTTCACTTCGTCCACAAATGGCAGAAGCATACCTACAAATGGACAAAGCAACTGTTCGAGGTGTAAATGATTCAGGTGCATTGTCTGAATATGTAATGTCTGAAATGGTAAACCGTGTTATCCAAAAAGTGGAATATAACATGATTCTTGGTTCTGCTGACGGTTCTAATGGTTTCTATGGTTTGAAAACTGCCACAGACGGTTGGACAAAACAAATTCAATATAAAGATTTGTTTGAGGGTATTACTGACGCAGTTGCTGAATGCTCAATTTCTGACGCAATCACAATTGTTATGAGTCCACAAACTTTTGCAGAGTTGCGAAAAGCTAAAGGAACAGACGGACGTTCACGATTCAATGAACTTGCGACAAAGGCACAAATTGCTCAATCGTTTGGGGCGGTTAATCTTGAAACTCGTGTCTGGATGCCTAAAGACGAAGTAGCGGTATATAATCACGACGAGTACGTACTTATCGGAGATTTGAACATGGAAAACTATAACGACTTTGACCTCCGTTATAACGTTGAACAATGGCTTTCTGAAACTCTTGTAGGTGGTTCTATCCGTGGTAAAAACCGTTCAGCATACTTAAAAAAGTAACGACTGATGAAATTTCAAGAGGTAAAAAATAAGAAAGGGAGTAAATAATGGCTGAATTTAATATTACAGACCGTTATGCTCAACAAATTGAGAATGTGACAAATGGGGGAGAGATTGGCGACTTGTTCCCTCTCTTGTCACGTATTCCTAAAGTTGGGGCAGATTTATTACAGTCGGTCAATCTAACAGGTTTTCCTGAAGCTAAAGAGCAAGGGCAAACAGGTAGCGTGTTAAACGTAAATGAAGAAACTTATAAAATTCTCACACCTCGTGGTTTTGGTTTTGGTATTAATCTTTCTGATTCAGGTAATTTAACTGCTGACGGTGTACAAAGTGCATTGAATACAGTATTATATACTTTGTATCAAACAATCGAAAGTCATTTAATTTGGGGAGGAGTTCATAGCTCAATCGCTTCGAGTTCAATTGTTGGGGCTGTTAAACAGAAAGCAAGTGCCGATAAGTTTTCACAGTCAGGTGATGATGTTCTTCTTGTAAAAGAAAATGATTTCACACCAGTTGTTAATGGAGTAACTAAAATTGAAACTTTGAGCTTTAAGCACTATAACAACGGTTCAGATAACACTTTTGACAAGGTGCTTATTAACCCTTATAAGGGAGTTCTTGCAGGGGACTTGGTACCAGAATTTAATGTGACTAAAGACGTTCGCCATAACAAAGTACAAATATATGGTACTATTACCGTTTGTGGTGGTTTCCTTAAAGACGGTGCTATTAAAGTTTGGAAGTAGTAGGAGGATAAAAATAAATGGCATATACATCAAAAAATGAATTAACCCATGGTCTAGGATATGGGGTAGTGTTCACAAGCCCAGCAGGGTCAACAATAGGAATTCCAATCGCAGGACTCCGAGCAGTTGAAACAGAAGTCAACCAAGAAAACACAAACTTCTATGCAGGATTCAACGCTCCTTATCGTACAATCGCAGGTGCTACAAATACACAAATTACAGTTAAGTCTTATGATTTGCCTGACAGTTTCGCAAGTTATGCTTTAGGCTTTTGGCTAACTAATGGGTTCTTGGTTTCAGACTCGGCTGCTTACAGGCCTTATGCTTTCGCTTATGCTGAACGTTATCGTGATGACGACGGAACAGGATATAAAGCAACATTCTATCCAAGTGTTCAAGCTACAACACCAAGTGACACGGCTGAAGCAGATGAAGAAAGTCCAACAGGTAAAGAATACGAACACACGGCAACTGTGACAGCTGGAGATTTCGCAATAAACGGCGTGAAGCGTTTGTTTGTAAAATTCAAAGTATCTGACAGAGACCTTGCAACTGGTACAAGTGGACCAGCACTTGCTTTCAAAAAGTTGTTTAATGAACTTAAACCGCTCAAACCTGAGGACATCAAAGCGTAATTTTTAAGAGTGGAGTGCTTGGAATTAATAGTTCCCACTCTTTTATTTTAATTTATAAGGAGATATACAGATGAAAAAAGAAGATTTTAAATTTGACTTTAAAGCATTAGAACGTATGGAAGATAATGGCATTTACTTTGGAGATTTGAATGAACGTGACTATCACAGCTTGGCATTGTTCTTTTGGGCTTGTTCGCCACAGTATACACTAGATGAAATTCTAGGGGCTTTAATTGGTGGACTTTTACCTGTTACTGTTGCTGAACTTATGGAACAACTGGTAGACGAAACAAAAAAAGCAATAGCACTAGCAGAGAAGAAATAAGGGACGACGCAAGAATTACAACACTTGCGATTGTTAGTGCTATGACGGCTTTTAGAGTTCCTTATGAAGTATATAGTCATAGACCTTTAGGGTGGACACTAAAACTAATTTCAACGTTGACGCCTAAAGAGAAGAAGAAAACAACCGCAGAGGAATTAAACAAGGCGGAACATGTTGAGGTAAAATTATGGCAACCACCGAAGTCAAAGGACTAGAAAGGTTCACAGAAAAACAAGTTAAAAAAGTTTGGTTAGAAATGGCTGACGCTTTTAATTCTAATCAGAACACAGTAAAACGTAGTTATAAAAGTTCGTTAGGTGGCGACTTTTCAGGATATCGTGCAAAGTTTGATACTAGTAAAATTACTAAACAAGTTACTAGGTCATACGGTTCGCTTAAAAGTGGAAACATTGGTATTATAAACGGTTTTAAAGACAAGGAAGAAAGTTGGAGAATGCTCAATGTCTTGCTTCATGACCGCCACTTACACCAAAGATATGGACAAACGCTAGTTAAAGCTACTCACGAAATGGACGATAAAACTAAAACTATTAAGCGTAAATTAAGGAGTATAACAAACAATGGCTAAAGAAAAATATGTCATTCAGGCAGAACTGGACACTAAGGGCGTTTTAAGTAGCGCTAGGGAAGCACAGAGAGAAATTAATAATATTGGTCGCCTAGCTAAAGAAACGAACAAGAACGCTCAAATAACAGGTTCTGTGACTATGAAAGACAAAGGTATTAAAGAAACACAAAGAGCTTTAAATCTTGCTAAACAGAACGTAGATAATTTAACAAAGGCGCTTGCAAACGCAAAGATGTCAGGTGCTACACAAAAACAAGTACAGGCATTAGAAAGCCAGTTAGTTAAAGCACAAACGCAAGCGACTAGATTAAGCACAGAACTTTCAAAGATTGGTTCAAGTAAGGGGTTCAGTTTATCAGGTGCTTTTGATAGTGTTAAAAGTTACGGTTCAAATATGCTATCTACTTTCTCAAAAATTGGGAATGTTGTTAGTGGTGTTTCGGCAGCGATTGGGCTTGTAAGTGGTGGAATTTCAAAAGCTACTGACTTGGTTGGTGGCTTTGCAAACACACTAATGGACACGTATGATAGACAAGTTCAGTCACAGAAAACACTTAGCACAACACTAGCAGACGGAGCTAAAGGGTACGAACAATTTAACGCTCATATTGACAAAGGTAACTTACTTCTAAAGTCACAAAAGAATGACTTGAACGAATTAGGGGCTACGATTTCTAGTTACACGAAAATAAGCGGAGATGAAGCCTATAAGACTGTTAATGCTATCAATGCAGTAGGGGATAGCTTGGGTCTAGGAATGGACGCTCAAAAGCAATTCACTTATGGTTTAGCTCAAGCGTTGGGTTCTGGAACGTTACACGCTCAAGATTTTAACCAAATGATGCAATCAGCACTTGGTGCGCAGTTCCGCGATATGCTTATTCAGGCAGCTAACGAAATGCAAAACGTAGGACTGACAGCCGAACAATTGCCAGACGCTTTGAAAAAAGGTAAAGTGGAGGCAGATTTATTGGCTAACACTTTCGGCGATAATTGGGCAAGCAAAATGGCGAAAGCTCAAACATCGTTAAAAGGTATTGAGGTGTCTACTGGTGGCGTAAAACGTATGCTGAAAGACGGTCAATTAAGTGTACAAGATTTTACCAACGTGTTCGGAGACGGTTTCTCAAGCGCGTTACTTAACGCCATGAACGCAACAAGTGACGGTGCTGTTACTATGGAAAACTTTAAAGGCAAAATGGAGGACGGAGTTTTCAGCACCGAAGTCATGAACAGAGCCATGGAATTGTTCCAACAAAAAGGGGAGCAATTGGCGTCAAAAGGTCCTAGCACGTGGGGACAAATTAGGGAAATGATTTCTAATGGTTTCAATACAAGCGCTTTGGACGGTTTCCGTAAAAGTCTAGGAGATACAGGCGTTGACATGAGCAACTTAGGGAACAACGCTACAACAATGGCAAGTACTATCGGTAGCCAGTTAGGTCAAATGGCGGGTAAAGCAGTTGGTGCATTAACGCAAATCATTGACAAGAATCATGATGGTAAAGTGTCACAAGATGAAATGAAAGACGCAGTTAATGACGCAAAAAACGCAGTCAACAACTTCTTTAACAAAATCAATTTCACTTCTATTGGTAGTTTCTTAGGTAAAGTTGGTTCAGCTATTAGTTCGTTAAGAGATTTGTACAATTGGGCAAATAATGCTTATAGTGCCGTTCAAAGTGCATTGAGCCTTTCACGTAGCGTTGGTGGTAATACTGGTTTACTTGGTAAAGCATTAGGGTTCAGAAAGAACAGTACATGGGGCGACGCTTTTAGTGATTTTCATTGGCTAACAAGTAATATTGACCCTCTTGGAATTAAAGAGCCCACTTCGCTAGCTCAAAAAATTCTAGGTTCAAGAAATGGACAGATACCATTGGACTTGCAGTTTTTCGCAGGTGGTAGAGAAGCAATCAGCAGAGCTGTCAATGCGGTCCAACCTTATGCACGAGCAACAAAAGGAACAACGGCAACACCAAGCATTGGAACACAAGACAATTCACAACAAGACATAAAAATTTACGTACAATCTAGTGCAGACGGTCGTAGAATTGCGAACGAAATTTATAACAAACTGGAAAGAAATGGGGTAAAACTAAACAAGCGTTGATTTATACTAAAAGTAAATTATATAATAACCCTAGGTGGATAAAAAAGGCACGTTATGAAAAGAACAGGGCGGGACATTGTGAAAAATGTTGGAGTACGGAACATTTAATTTGCCACCACGTTATACCATTACAATGGAACAATGGCATGTTAGAAGTGAATGACTTTGATAAAGAAGTAATAAACGTACCAACCGAAGTTCTTTGCCATAAATGCCACCAAGGAATGGAACGAAGTGGAGATTTTATTGACTATGCTAGAATTATAGCGGAGGGCTTAATATAAGGAGATAAGAAGATGAGTTTAATTCAAGACTGGATAGGTCAAGAGAAAGATAATGGCAAAATGATTAAGCTACTAAAGAAAAAAGTGGCTAAAATCGAGCATGAAATAGACTATAAAAAGGCGGATAAAATCTTTAATTTCATTGAGGAGTTCATGACTTTGCCTAATAACGAACGTTTTAAAATCATACCATATCATAAGGCTGTACTTACTTTAATGTATTGCACCCCTTATCAAATTGACGAGTTTGTTGTTATTGTAGGACGTTCAAACGCTAAATCTATTCTTGACGTCATGATAGCCTTAATTGAACTCTTTTTGTTTCCTAAACCTAATAGTGTTATAGCTTTAATGGCTACCAAAAAGGACCAAGCTGAAAAAATCTTGATGAAGCATTTTAGAGCTATGGGAAACTGTCAAGGTACTATCATTAATAAGTTTAAAAATCAATTTAAACTAAACAAAGAACAAATACTTGTAAAAGATAATTCAATACTGAAAAGCAAAGGGACAGAAATTTCTATCTATGCTAGTAATGAGGACACGCTAGACGGTGGACGCGAACAACTTGTTATCATAGATGAGTTTGGAGCGTTTAAAAAGAACCCACTTATTACGATTAGACAGGGGCTAAGAAAAAATAAGGGGACGCTTTTTATATCAACCACAAACAACGTTATCCGTGGCGGTGCTTATGATGATGAATTGGAAAGTTGGAAAGAATGGGTAAAAGATGATGATTTCAGCCATTGGGTATTCTATTACGCCTTAGACGATTATGACGAAGTAAAAGACAGTTCTAAGTACATTAAAGCTAACCCAGCTTTAGGGTATACTTTAACGCTTGAGGACATTCAAAAGGACTTTATAGGGGCAATTGGTAACCCTGTTAAAATGGCTAAGATTATCACTAAACGCTTTAACTTGTCAATGACTGATAGCACTACAATCTTTACAAAACAAATTGTAGACAAATGCTTAGTACCTCCTTTAGACTTCGAGGGTCGTTTGGTTGCTATTGGTTCAGACTTTTCAGTTCGTGGAGATGTTTGGGGTACTGTAATAGGTTACAGAGAAAACGGACACTATTATTTTAAAGCTATCCCTATCATGCCAGAGAGTGCAGACGACAAATTTAAGCACTTAGGGGAAACAATAACACACGAGGGCATTAATAATATGTCAGATGAAGCATGGGACGCTTTTATGAGTGCTATGAATGGTAGTGTTCCAATTGCGTTGAATTATGACCCTAACTATGCCAAGAATTTCATTGATAAATTTGAACAAACTTATGACATTGAATTTTATAACAAAGTAATGCAGAACAGTTTTAAGTTATCTAATACCCTAGAAGCCACACAGAAGCTCATGGAGGAGGGTAAAATACATTTTGATAGCAAACTACTAGCGGTGCATTTAATGAACGCAGAAACGAAAATAAACGATTTTGGGCTTATGCGTATTATTAAAAAGGGCTATACAGACAAGATTGATTTGGCAGACGCTTTAATTAACTTGATGTGGTGGTTCTTAGAAAGCGAAGAAAGTGAGGACTATTTCATTTAATGGCTATGACAGAAGAAGAAAATAAAAAAATGCTAGAGGCATTAAAAACCCTAGCTTTTGGAGGAAAAGAAACAAAAACAGTCATTCAATACAAAAACAACGCAAACGGACGTAAGACAGAAACAGGGCGAACAGTTACAGAAGTCAATAAACTACCAGACCGTTCAGCATTGTTAAAACTAATGGAAATCGAGGGTGTTTATATTGACGCAAATGTGAAACTTAAACAACAAAAAGTGGACGAAGTAAGCACAGAAAAAGAACTAGTAGACTTAGTGGAGGGCTTAGCAATAGAATGACTATTTTTAAAGCGTATTGCTGGAATCCTAACACAGGTAGAGATTTCACAATTAAAAAACCTAATTGGAACATTGTACAACGTTGTTCTTTGAAGAGTATCGAAACAATTCAATTTTTGCCACAACACATCTATTTGTTAGACGGAACGACAGGTTCAGAAACAAGCAATCGTTGGCAAAGAAAAGAATGTCCTGACGACTGGAATAGACCTTTTAGCTATGGTTCTATTGTTACTAAACCACAAGGGGAGAATAAAATAAGCGGTATTGCTTTTTGTACAGATTATGAAAGAAAACGATATCCTAGCTTATACCCTAACTTTATAACACCTAACCTCACACGAGGGCAAAAATATGGCTTGTCAGGAACTTTATACAATCCAGGTATAAATGTACTAGAGGTACGGTTAAAATTGCTATACGGTACCAAAAATGAGCTTGTAGGTACATACCGAGTTCAACCTAATCAATACTTAGATGTAAAAGAAATTTACACGCTACCTAGTACGGAAACGGTTGAAAAGTTTGGTATAGCTTTTGAAGTGGCACAAACAAGCGATTTTGTACAATTTGAAGTGTATTTGCCTAAGATTGAACAAGGTGGAGAGGTCACTCCGTTTGTTGAGGATAGAGATGAATTTTATAGCTATCAAAAAACCAACACAGATGACGGAACGCCGCCGTTTACAGGGACTTATGAGGGTACACCACCACAAAGTACCGATTATAAAGTTTATACTTGGACAGGTTCTAAAACTGATAAAGAGCTTTTTTACTTAGAAGAAAGAGGAATTTGCAAACAAGAAGCCGTTTGGTGCTATAGTCGCCCCCTTAATCAACGTGTATTGATTGGAATTGATTCAGACACTTATGACACCGAAGCAGGTAGAACGCTCAAATTTCATGTTTTGAACGGAAATAAGGGCATATTTGATTTGACTGGTAGCGTCATTTATCCTGAACAGTTCACAGATAAACGTCAAACTTTTGACAGCGATACAAAGGCATGGGCAGATAACCAAGAACCGTTATACGTTACTGACGCAAATACTGCAATTGATTGTACTTTCGGAGAAATAGCAAGTAACATCATAGAGGGGTATCATTACCAACAAGCTGATAAACGTTACAGAGTAGATGAACTACTTCGTTCGGCAATGGTTAACACAGGTTATAACATGGGTTCTTTTTGGTCTGATTGGAACTTTGATAGCTACGCGGATGAAATGCGTGCAAGTTATAACATTGAGAATTGTAGGATTAGTGAAAAAAAACATTATAGTTCTATGAATGAATGGACTGGAAGTGTGTCTTTTCCTACTGGTGTTGTTTTAGCACCTTATAAACCAAAACTAAATGAAACGGACACTAAAAAACTCAAAGGGGTGTCAAGTGCTACAAGTATTTGGGCGACTGGTGTATTAAGAACAGAGCGAAGTGTAGAGGACTGGTTTAGAGAATACGAAAATTCAATAACTAGACCGGTACCAACGCAAATTCTTTTTGCTAACTATAACACAAAAAAGGCATGGTTATTCCAACAACAAAGGAATGGAACGTGGAGTAAAAGCGGAGAATTCACCATTCCGGGGAGTGCGACTGCTTTCGCTAGAACTTGGGGTATTATACCAAAAAATGGAGAATTGAAAGGTAATGTTATCATGACAGATAAGGATTACGTTGATTTTCCTGCAAACGCTAGACCGATAACGTTAGGAGTAGAAGAACTGTTTCCAGTCATAAAATATAACGAAGTTAAGTTTAACCCTCAAATGTATGCAACTGCATACAATACCAAACTATTTTGGTGGGGGCAAAAAGCGAATGTAAGTAATTTGATTTATGGAGAGTGTGGCGTTCGTTCGGTTGATTTTATGACTGGTTTATGCACAATAGAAAGGGTTTATAAATGATTTCATGGTTAAATTTTGAGGAGTTGTTGATACACAACCCTATTGAGCTTATTAATTTTAGTAAGAGTAGTATACAAGTAGCATTGAGCAAAAAGCAATACATTGATTTCTTTAGTAATAAAGCTGTTTATATGGGACTGTATTATGACTGTCTCTTATACACATCTCCGAG